TCGAGCCGCTTGGTGTCCGGTCCTGTAACCTCAATCTGGATGCCCGTTCGCATGCGCCATCTTCGCATGTCCCCCCGTTCAAGGGAATCCCGAAAACGGAATCATCTGTTCCGATCAATCCACTAGGACAGCGCTTTCTTGACCAGGAAGAGGCTCCCAATTCAACGATACCGAGAAAGACTTAATGATCTTGCTTAGTTCTGATGATGAGCCGGGGAAAGAGTGAATAACTTCGGATCTTATGCACGCATAGCAAAGCGTATCCACCCCCGCTTCGTGAAACAGCATATTAGTATTGTAAACAGAAAATATTAAATCGCGGACCATTCTGCGATCTCTCTCTCCGCTTCCTGCCTCTTCCAGAAAGAATTCGAGTTCGTCTATATAAAGGCGACACTTTACACCACTCTTAACTCTTATTTTTTTGAGCGCAGCTTGGGCTAAGCGCACTAGATCAAGGAAATCTATTTCCTCTGCACCCTGTCGCCTTGCGTCAATTTCCGCGCCGATCTCCGACTGCAATACACCAAGGCCAACCTTCAGCTTAACGGAACCCTTGACGCCACCGACCTTCATGGTGTCGAACAGTGTATTGAATTTCTTTTTGTCCGCCTCAAGCAAAAGAACGATGTCTTTGGAATAAGATTTTCCCTCAATAACATCATCTTCATCTAGGAGACGAAAAATATTCTTTAATATAAACCATTATCAAACTGTCTTATAATCAGTGTCTACTGAAAATTTACCTTGATCTTCTACGACGAAAGTTTTGGTAAGGTTTTCTAGCTTAAGTCTATCCTCATTGCGAATATTTGATTTGAACAGTATCAAGCTAGATTTGTGATCCTCTATCATACCCCTAAGGTAAAGAAGCGCGGCTGTTTTGCCGGTACCTTTCGGGCCGACGATGAGAAACTTTGAGCCGGACGATAACTGATCAAGGTTTGCACGCGGCGGAGCAACGAACGAGTTCATGAATACTCGTGATTCATCTTTGTCCTGCTTTGCTAACTCATGAAGAGCGTCCGGGTCTCCGAAGCGAATCTTAATGATTGGAATGTTCACGAACTGCCCTCACTGCTATTCTCGGTGCTTTATAAGCCAATTCCGATATCCTTGGCGAGGCGCCAAGCTCAAGGCTTTCCTCACACGCATAGAGGAGATCAATCGAGAAATTGTCAGCCAAGAAATGGCTGCATTTCGCGAACGTGCCAGTCGCGATAGCAACCCTTCTCAATCTCCGAAATGACGTGGCGTCTATCCTCGCTCATCATGGTCTGGAATGGCAGCCATTGCCCTCCGGCCGACGAGAACCCGACATTCCGCTCCCGGCCCGTCTTGCTCGCTATCTATCGTTGCATGCTGTCTTTCCAAAGGGCCGGTGTCCGGGTGAAAGCTGTCTATCTGACGTCGGCTTGGGAATGGCAGCAATGTCCCAGTGGGCGCCAGATAGCGTCCGTAATTGGGCCAAGCCGCTAATAGCATTTTGTTATTTGTAGGGAGGCAACTCGGTCAGGATGCGCTGGACCAGCGCGATCAGTTCGTCTTCATCTTTTGGCCATGAGAATGGGCCCACCGCGCTCAAAGCCTGGTTGATCGCAGCGCGTGAAGGAAGGCTTGTTTGCGAGTTATTCGGCATGGGGCAGAGGTCTTGCTTGGTGAGGGAGGCCGTCAAAAAAGATTGCCTTGCAGGAGAGGCTATCAGGATTGCTGGCGGTCCGCCATCTGGATTGATCAGCCCCGCATTCGATTAGGGATCCAGTAGCTCCATCGCCGCTTCGTTGATCAGTTCCAGGTCACCGGGCCCGAAGCCGAGCAGGCGGCGGCGGGGGTAGCGGGCGCGCACAGATGTGCCGTCCTGCGTGCGGCCTACGAAATCCGTCAGGCCGTAATGGTGCGCGCGGGCGGTCTGGCCTACGTTGCCGATGAAGCCCACCGAGACGCCATCCTCGCTGGCCATGACCTTGAAGGATTTGGCGAGGCGCAGCTTGCGGAACATGCGCTGGGCGCGGATGCGGCGGCCGCCTTCGGCCATGCGGGGCTTGCGCGGTTGCATGGGGGAGCCATCGGGTTCGACGTTGCGGGCGATGCGCTGGGCGTTAAGTTTGCGGATCTCCTGCCCGAGCTTGCGCGAGGCTTTGCGGCGCTCGGCCGGGCTCATGCGTTCGCGGTAGGCTTCGAGGAATTGCTCGAGCTCTGCAAATTCGACGGCCATGGTCAGGTGTCCTGGTCCGGCGCGACCTGGAAGAGGATTTCGCTGTCCTGTGCCCAGACAGAGGCCAGAGGGGCGCTGTCAGGGCGCAAGGGGGCCGCGTCAGGGAAGTGGACCGGCTCTTCCTGCACTTCGAGGCTCCAGCCCCCTTGGGACGGCGTAGCGGCGACCACCTCGCGCAAGGGTAGGGTGATCTTCACGTCGAAGGCGCGATCGTCGATCACGTCGACTTCGAACGGGAAGCCCGCAGCATCTGGCTGGAGGAGGTCGGGTTGGTGGAGCCGCATCCAGTCGGTCACGGTGAAGAAGAGGTCCTCGGGCGGCAGCGTGTAGTTTTCCGCGACGATGATGAGATCGTATTCCCAGGCGAAGCCGCGCTGGGGCCCCTGCGTGGCGCGCACCGCGCCGCGTTCCACCCACATGACCAGGCGATCGGCATCGCGGGCGAGGTCGGGCAGGGTGGCGGCAATCGCGGCGCGCAGCGAGGCGGGCTTCTTCACAAGGTCAGTCCCAGAGGTTGACGGTTTCGAGGGTGGGGGCGCTGGAGGCCGGAGGATCGGGAAGGATGACCACCGCACCTTCGGGGACGCGGGTGCCGAGCGCGACCAGGTCCGGGTTCAGGGCCAGCGCCTGTTCGACCACGCCGCCGGACGTGGTGCCCAGTTCGCGCCAGCAGATAGCGTCCAGCGTATCGCCCTGGCGCGCGGTGACGGTGGAGGTCATCAGATCAGCTCCACGGCGGTGCGCGGTACGGCGAGCATGTCGCGGATGGCGAGGGTGGATAGGCGCAGGTATTCCTGCGCAGTCGTTTCCTCGGTGTCGGCGCGGGCCTGGCCGTCCTGGGCGGCGGTGAGATCGCGGTGCAGCTCGGCAAGTTCGGCCGCAGCGGCGAAGCGCACCGCGCGGGTGTAAAGCAGGGTGAGGCGGTGCTGCCCGGCGATGCGGCGGGTGGGCGCGACATCGGCGAGGCTGGCGGCGCCTTCGCCTTCATGGGCCGCGCGCCAGGCTTCCAGTTCGCCAGTCACGCTGATCACGCCGCCCTCAAGGGCAGCGACGAGGCGCGGGTGCGTGACCATCGTGGTGAGGCGCAGGGCATCGCGCATCGCGTTCAGGTCCACATTCGGCCACCAGCCATCGCCTTCGACAACACTGTTCACAGGCGAGGCGGGCGAGGGAGGCAGAGCGGAGAAGGACACAGGCGAGGCTCCTGCAAGGTAAAAAGTGGGGGGTGGGGAACAGGCGCTGGCTGTGGCCTTCTGGCCGCGCCGTGCCTGTTCCGCCCCCCGGCGCGGTGGCGCAGCCGTTACGCGGCCGGAGTGGCCGGATCGGGTTTGGTGGGCGGGGCCTTGTCCGCCTCGGCTTGCTCGGCTTCGGCGTCAGCCTTGTCCTGCGCGGCCTTTTCGTCGGCGAGCTTCTTGAGCTTGCTTTCGGCGGTCCGCAGGAGCGTCTTTGCGCCGCAGCTTTCGTGCAGTTCGATGGCGCGGGTGAAGTGGCCGATGGCGGCGGTGAGAAGGCCGCCCCGGCCGCCAGCGGTGGCGCTGGGGGCGGTGGCATCGAAGATTTCGGCACAATGGGCGAAGGCGAGGCCCAGCGCCTTTTCCAGCTTGGCGCGGACCTGGTCGAAAATGTCTTCGGCCGCAACCAGGTCCTCTACCTCCTGAAGCACGTCGAGAGGGACGTCTTCCACATTGGCGATAGCGGCTTCGGCCACTTCCTCGGCGATGAGGGTGGCGGGGGTGCGCTTGTAGCGTTCGGGAAGAGCGAGGTGGCCGCCCAGCAGCGTGCGGGCGAGCTTCATGGCAAAGGGCCAGTCCTGGATGTCGATGGCCCAGACGGCCATGGTCGCCACGATCTCGTCCTGGGTGCTGGGAACATCGCCTGCAAGCCATGCGGTGGCCGCGCTTTCGGCCCAGACGCGGTACTTTTCGATCATCGCGCGCTTGGCGTCGATCTTGCGCTCGGTCGACTGGATTTCGCGCAGCGAGGCAAGGTCGAGGCCAAGGGCGGCGAGCAGGAGCTGGTATTCGCTGGCGACCGGGCCGGTTTCGGGCATGGGGTGGGGGCCGGAGGCCCATTTGCCTCCGGCCCGGGCGCGCCTTTGCGGCGCGTTGCGACCCGGCGGCAAGACTGCGTTGGCGATGGCGCTGGGCGGGTGAGAGCATGGGAAGTATTCCTTGGTGGACCTGAAGGGGCTGTGAACCTGCCCCGCCCGGGGGAGGGAGAAACCGGGCGGGGGCAGGGAAGGCGGCGCGTTAGGGGACCGGCCGCCTTTTGTCCGATTACGCGGCCGGGGCCGGAGCGATGTTCTCGACCAGGCAGGCGTATTCGAGGTCCTCGATCACGTAGGCCTCGTTTGAAGACTGATAGTCGGTGACCTGGTCGAGCTCGGGCTCGTCCTTCAGCAGGCGGCGGCGCTTGCCGTCCTGGTAGTAGATCGAGAGGTTGTCGTAGCGCGTGATGAAGACCGTCCCGTTGGGGAAGCCCGGCACGCGCACGGCGGGAAGACCGCCCAGGCGCTTGGTCGACATGATGACGTCGCGGGCCTGCTGCTCGGTCGGCGCCAGATCCTGGTTGACCATCGGGAAGTACTTGTCGTGCAGGAGGTCTCCGGACACGAAGACGGCAAGCTCGGTGTCGTTCTTCGCCCATTCGGCCAGAAGCGATTCCTTGGCGTCCCAGACCAGCGCATCGAGCGTGGCGTAGTCGCCGCCTTCGCCATAGGTCACCTGGCCCGAGCCCTCGACCACCTCGGCAAGCACGCGGTCTTCGTTCTCCTCGCGCATCTTCTCGAGCCACCCGATGTTGACGTCCTGCAGCAGCGGGTTGGCCGTGCGGTCGGTCTGCGCGGCCGCCGAGGTGCCGTTGAAGCCGATGAGGATGCGATCGAGCGCCTGACGGCGCAGGTTGTTGTCGCGCCAGAGCGTTTCGAAGTTGGGAAACTTGGCCCACTTGTCGATCTTGGCGTACTTGAGCGCCACGTCGAAGTTGGTCTGGACGCAGGTGTAGCTGCGCTCGTCCATGGCGCTGGGATCGATGCCGGTGCGGCGCGTGCCCGCGCTGGTGTTGGTGCGCCCGGCGATGGTGCTGCCAATGCCCAGGCCCAGCAGCTCGCCCATGATCTCGTCGACGGGCTCGATGTTGATGCGGCTGAGGAATTCGCTCGATTCCTGCATGCGCTGTTCGAGCGTTTGCTGGACGGAGGGTTCGACGGTGAACTTGGCCGAGGCGGCAACGGCGGGATCGATGCCATTGAGCAGGGCGATCTGGCTGACCATCGTCGCGAATTTGACGCGGGTGGCATTCTTCATGGGGTCTGTCTTTCAGGCTGGAGAGGCGCGGGCAGAGAAGGGGGAGAGATCAGCAGTCGGTGCGCACGGCGTTCTCACCGCCGCCGGTGGCCGGCTCGCGCGTGGTGAAGCCGTGGGCCGGTGTGCTTTCCATCTCGGACGTGAGGGCGGCGAGATCGGCCGTCAGCTTGGTGAACCTGGCCGCCGTATCCTTGCGGTCGGCCTCGATCGCGGTGAGGAGCTGGCCGAAGCTGGCCGCAAAGGCCGCAAGGTCCGGGGAAGCGGCGGCATTGGCTTTGCCCTCGGCGGGCGGCGTGACTGGCGCGACCGGGGGTGTGGCGGTGAAGCGATCCAGCAAACCCTTGAGCGAGGCGAAGACGCCGGTGGGATCGGCCGCGCTGGAGGCGCCTTCCTCCTCCATCTCGATCTCGGCTTCCTCGGTCACGGTAAAGAGGTTGCCCTTGTCCTTCTTGCGGTGCGCGAGCGGGTTGTTGTCACCCTGCTGCGCGGCGAAGGTCAGAAGCTGTGTGCCGAGCGAGGCCGGGCTGTCGGTGACCGCGAGGCCGACCATGTAAGCCTTGCCGGTGCCTGCGAAGTTGGGGTTGATCTCGATCGAGGAGAACAGCTTCTGGCCGCGGTCCTTGACCGCGACCAGCGTGTCGAGCGCGTCGACCTGGGCGAAGAGGCCGAGGCGCTGGACCGGCTCGCCGCCGATCTTGAGCGTGACATTCTCGGTGCGAAGGCCGGTGACCTGGCCGTAGTTGCCGAAGCTGCCTTCGGCGCCCAGGCCCCGCACATGCTCCATGTTGACGAGCGCGGTGTAGGTTTGCGGGTCGTAGGTCTCTGCCGCATCGAGCAGCCACTGGCGCTGGATCTCGCGGCCATCGGTGGTCGCGCCCTCGACGGCAACGCGGAAGTAACGGGTCAGGGGCATCGGGTTTGCCTTTCGGTCCTTGGGCTTGGGGCCGCCGTTTTCGGGCGGTGCCGGGTTTTGCTGATCGCCAAAGGACAGGCTCACGCGGCCTAATTCAACGCGGGCGCGTTGTGGGCGTGCGCCTCACAAGGAGGGGGGCTTAGTTTGCCCCCCACTTCGCCCCTAGCGTGCGCGCCATGGCCGAAAAACAGGACACGATCAGCGACTTGGAAGCGAAGGACGGGGGCGGTGCGTCTGCGCCCGAGCCCGCCTCCATGCCCGCGATCGTGGCCAGGCGGACCAAGGCGCGATCGCTGTACTGGCAGGGCTGGACGCTGAGCCAGATCGCGCAGGAACTGGATCTCGCCTACACCACAATCGCCAGCTGGAAGACCCGCCACAAGTGGGACGATGCGCCCGCCATTCAGCGCGCCGAGGAAGGGACGCTGGAGCGGTACCTGACACTGATGGCGAAGGACAAGAAGACCGGCCAGGACTTCAAGGAGATCGACCTGCTGGGCCGCCAGTTCGAGCGCATGGCGCGCATCGCGCGGTATTCCGATGGCGGCACCGAAGCAGACCTGAACCCGGCGCGCGCGAACCCGGCCCGTTCGACCAATAAAAAGAAGGAGAAGGCGAAGAACCTTCTGACGCGCGAGCATGTTGCCCAGCTGCGCGCGGACCTTGAGGCAGGGCTATTCGGCCATCAGGAGGGCTGGCAGGCCAGCGTTTCGCAGCGCACGCGCATGATCCTGAAGAGCCGCCAGATCGGTGCGACCTGGTACTTCGCCCGCGAGCGCCTGCTGGTCGCGCTGGAAACCGGCAAGAACCAGATTTTCATCTCGGCAAGCCGCGCCCAGGCGAACATCTTTCGCAACTACATCGTCCAGTGGGTGCAGAAGGTCTGCGGGATCGAGCTCAAGGGCGATCCCATGGTCCTGCAGCGCGGGGAGGACGATAACGGCGCGCCGCTGGAGGCGGTGACGCTCTACTTCCTGGGCACCAACTACCGCACCGCGCAAGGGTACACCGGCGATGTCATCATCGACGAGTGCTTCTGGATCTACGGCTTCGAGGAGCTGTTCAAGGTCGCCTCGGCCATTGCCACGCACACGCAGTTCACGCGCACGCTGTTCTCCACGCCCTCCACGCTGGGGCACGAGGCCTACCCGATGTGGACCGGCGAGCGCGTCAACAAGCGGCGCGCACGCAAGGACCGGCTGAAGATCGACATCAGCCACCGCGCGCTCAAGGCCGGGCAGGTGGGCAAGGACGGGATCTGGCGCCAGATCGTGACCGTATTCGACGCGATCGAGGGCGGTTTCAACCTCGTCAACGTCGACGAGCTGCAGCTGGAATACGCGGCGGACGAGTTCGACAACCTGTTCCGCTGCCTGTTCCTGGACGACAGCCTTTCGATGTTCCCCTTTGCCATGATGCGCCGATGCATGGTGGACAGCTGGGATGCCTGGCACGGCGATTACCAGCCCTATGCCCTGCGCCCCTACGCAGGCGAAGTGTGGCTGGGCTACGATCCCAACGCCAGCGAGAGCGGGACGGGCGACGATGCCGCGCTGGTGGCCGTCGCCGCGCCGACGAAGCCGGGCGGCAAATTCCGCATTCTCGAAAAGCAGCGCCTCAAGGGCTTGCAGTTCGACGCCCAGGCCGAGGCAATCCGGCGGATGTGCGGCAAGTACAACGTGACCCGCATCGGCATCGATACGACCGGCGCGGGCAAGGCGGTGGAGCAGCTGGTGCGCAAGTGGTTCCCCACTGTCACCGCCTACCATTACAACGTGCAGATCAAGTCGAGCATGGTGCTCAAGGCCAAGAACGTGATCAGTGCCGGGCGCCTGGAGTTCGACGCGGCCTGGCAGGACATGATGTCCGCCTTCATGGCGATCAAGCCCGAGGTGACGAAACACGGCGTCTCCTACGTCGCGAGCCGCAGCGGGGGCGTGGGCCATGCCGACCTCGCCTTTGCGACCATGCACGCCCTTTTCTTCGAGCCCCTGGACATCACCGAAGCGCCGGGCGGCACGACCACAGTGGAGATCTACGAATGAGCGAAACGCTGCCCGCAGAGGCGCAGGCTGACCAGATGCAGGCAGGCGTGGGCGCGGGGGCGGAAGCCTTCACGTTCGGTGAGCCGGAAAGCGTGCTGGATGCAGGCGCCATCTTCGACCTGTTCGAGGTGGCCCACAACAACCGCTGGTACGAGCCGCCGGTCTCGCCCATGGGGCTTGGCCGCGCGTATCGGATGAGCCCGCAGCACCAGAGCTCGATCCTCTTCAAGCGCAACCTGCTGGCGGCCAGCTACGTGCCCACGCCCATGCTCTCGCGCAGTGATTTCGCGCGCTGGGCGCTGGACTGGCTGGTGATGGGCAATGCCTACCTGGAGCGCGTCGACAACCGCCGGGGCGCGCCGCTGGCGCTCAAGCCGCTTCCGGCCGCCTACATGCGGCGCGGGCTGGAGCCGGGGCAGTTCTGGTGGGTGCCGCGCGCCTGGTCCTATCACGATGCGACCGAGATGCCGCGGGGCCGCGTGCACCAGCTGCTCGAGCCTGACCCGATGCAGGAGCTTTACGGCATGCCCGAGTATCTCTCGGCACTGCAATCGGGCCTGCTCAACGAGGCGGCCACGATCTTCCGGCGCCGGTACTACAACAACGGCAGCCATGCGGGCTTCATCCTGTATCTGGGCGATGAGGGGATCAGCGAGGAGGGCGCCAGCGCAATCCGCAAGGCTCTGCGCGGCGCGAAAGGGCAGGGCAACTTCAAGAACCTGTTCATCCACTCGCCCAAGGGCAAGGCCGACGCCATCCGCCTCCTGCCGATCGCCGAGGTGGGCGCGAAGGATGAGTTCCTCAACATCAAGCAGGTGACGGCCGAGGATCTCATGGCCGCGCACCGCGTGCCGCCCCAGCTGATCGCCGTGGTGCCCAAGAACACGGCAGGCTTTGGCAACGTGAAGGATGCCGCGGCGATCTTCTACGAGGCCGAGATCGTGCCGATCCAGGAGCGCATGCGCGAGGTGAACGACTGGCTGGGCGTGGAAGCGCTGCGCTTTGAACGGCCTGCGCTGGCCATGCCGCTGACGAGCGCTGCCTGACACTTGAGATATCGCCCGCCGATAGGCGGGGGACCGGGCGCGGCAACGCCCGAAGTCCGACGATCACAGCTCGTCATGATCCCGATCGGTCCCGCCACGGAGACCATCCCGCCTGCCGACTCGGCGCGGGAACAAATATGGAACATGTATCGTGTTGTCGACTCCAGAATTTACGCTCGCGCCGGTCGATCCGGTGCGCCCTCTCGCGCCCTACATCGGAGGCAAGCGCCAGCTGGCCAAGCGCCTGGTCGCGCTGATCAACTCGGTCGAGCATCGCACCTATGCCGAGGTGTTCGTGGGCATGGGCGGCGTCTTCCTGCGCCGCGACCAGCGGCCCGGGGCCGAGGTCATCAATGACTGGTCCGAGGACGTCGCCACCTTCTTCCGGGTGATCCAGCACCACTACGTGGCGTTCCTGGATATGCTGCGCTGGCAGGTGACGAGCCGGGCGGGGTTCGAGAAGCTTTTGGCCATGGAGCCGTCCTCGCTGACGGACCTGCAGCGCTCGGCCCGCTTCCTCTATCTCCAGCGCCTGGCCTTCGGCGGGAAGGTGAGGGGGCGCGGCTTTGGCGTCTCGCCCGAGACGCCTGCACGCTTCGATGTGACCAAGCTGGCGCCGATGATCGAGGCGGTGCACGAGCGACTGGCCGGAGTGGTGATCGAGCGGCTGCCCTGGTCGGACTTCCTCACCCGCTACGACCGGCCGGGCACGCTCTTCTACCTCGATCCGCCCTACTACGGCTGCGAGGGCGACTACGGCCGGGACCTGTTCGGCCGCGAGCAGTTCGAGCTGATGGCCCAGCAGCTGCGTTCCCTGCGCGGCCGGTTCATCCTCTCCCTCAATGATCACCCGGACGTGCGCCGGATCTTCGCGGGCTTCGACTTCCGCGAGGAGGAGCTGACCTACACGATCGGCGGCGCGAACAAGGCCAAGCGTGTGGGTGAGGTGATCATTACGAACTGACGGCGAGGGGGGCGGGCTGCGCGTGGCGTGGCCCGCTTGGGCCGGGAGCGGACTGGCAAGTTTCGGCGTGAAATTGGCGATAATTACCGGTTGAAAGCCACACTGATAGAGCGGCTTCAATTCATCCGATTGGGCGGTTCCAGAGCAAAACAACGCTCCCCAAAAGCGGAGATGAAGCTGCGGGTCGCTATCGATTTGAACCTGGCCGTGCCCAGCGACGCTACCTTTCGGCGTAAAGGTTTGGGCTGCTAATGATTGCTGGTCAGCGGATCGCATCGGGGGGCTTGGCGCGAACAAGAGCAGTGAAAATCGCCATCCGGCCGCTCTCTAATCTTTGCAGAAGAGGCACGACAGGATGGCGAATGAAGCCTGGACGGGAAGGCTCAGGTGAGGGGCGGGTAGTCCGTGTAGCCCTGCTCGTCACCCACATAATAGCTCGATGGATCGGACGGCGCCAAGGCGGCGTTTTGACGGAAGCGTTCGGGCAAATCCGGGTTGCTGATGAAGAGCGTTCCGAAGGTCACTGCGTCGGCCAAGCCCGACGCGATCGCCTGTTCTGCGGTTTTCCGGTCATAGCCTACGTTCACGACGAACACACCGGAGAAGCGCTTTCTCGCTTCGGGGGCCAACGGTTTGAGACCTTCGGGAAGCTGTGCCGCTTCCATGAAGTGAAGTATGCCCACCTTCCTGGCCTCAAGAGCCTCTACGGCAAACATGTATGTGCCTTCCAAATCGCTATCGCCCATGTCGTTATAAGGAATCCGAGGCGACAGCCTTACCGATACTCGGGATGCGCCAAACACCCGGATGGCAGCGTCGGTCGCTTCGAGCAGGAAGCGGGCGCGGTTCTCGACAGGTCCACCATAAGCGTCCGTTCTCTTGTTCGGACCGTCTTCAAGGAATTGGGCCGGGAGATAGCCATTGGCACCATGCACTTCAACACCGTCGAAACCTGCGGCTTGGGCTGCGCGTGCAGCGGCCTCGTAGTCTGCAATTGTGGATTGGATTTCCTCCAAAGTCATGGCGCGCGGGGTGACGGTCGGCTTCGGCCCCTCAGGCGTAAAGGCCTGACTTTCGAAGGGCACTGCCGAAGGCGCTACCGGCAAAGCTCCGCCATGGAAGTCCGGATGAGACGCACGGCCCGTGTGCCAGAGTTGCGCAAAGATAAAGCCACCTGCTGCATGAACGGCCTCAGTAACCTTGCGCCATCCTTCAATCTGTTCGGAAGTATGTATCCCGGGTGTATTCGTCCAGCCGATCGCTTGTTCGCTGATCTGCGTGCCTTCCGAAATGATCAGGCCTGCCGAGGCACGTTGGGAGTAGTAAAGTGCAGTCCGATCATTCGCCACATGGTCGGGCGTTCTAGCCCTTGTCATGGGAGCCATAAACACTCGGTTCTTGAATTCGAAGATGTCGGTTTTCAACGGGGCCAGTAATTTCAGATCAGTCATTTTATGCTCCAGTAAATCTGGAGGCCTAGATATACATTGTAGACCTAATATCAATTAGGCACCTTGGGTCGCCTAGGTAGGTCTGAGTAAACCTGCCACCCGTTTGACAAGACTTAACCCACACGTTTTTCCACCTGAACACCACTGAAGCCGTCATCCGATTGGCGCTTATCAAAGGCTTCCCGTGCAGCATTGACATCCGCAAGATTGTCTAGCGTCCACTGGTGAAGTTTTCGCAATGGCTCTTGCAAGGTGCGACCCAGCGCGGTGATCTCGTACTCGACGGCAACTGGTGAGAGGGAAATGACGCGGCGGGTGATCATCCCATTGCGCTCGAGTTTGCGCAGGCATTGTGTAAGCGCTTTCTGGCTAACGCCCTCCAACCGCCTGCGAATAAGGTTAAACCGATGAGGGTTGTCGGTCAGGACCGTTAGTACCATCGTGGACCATTTGTCAGCGATCTGATCGAAGAGGCCCCGGCTAGGGCAATCCGATGAAAAGCAAACCGGATCTAATTCCGTGACATCATGCATTTTATGTTCATCCCAAAATATGGGTTTCGGACATGCTGGTATAAAATCTATACCTAGCTCCGTGGACTGGCGTTTGCACGAAAAAAGTCGGAATGCGGCCGCAGGAAACATGGTCCCACAGGAACTCTTGGACGGTGGTTGACGCGCCAAGGTGATTATGCTGGTGGAGCGCTAGTCCAACGGATCAAGACGGCGCGCCGATCCTAATGCACTTCAAAGAAGTTTTGGAATCGCAATTGATTGGTTACTGCTACCAGAACAAAGCCCATCGAACCGCCAGCTTTAGGCTCCTCGATGTGCTTGCCCGGCGCCCGAAACTGGGGCGCGAAGTGGCCCTCGATGCCTTGCTGAACAAAGGGCAGCTTTCAGGATCGCAGCTCGACCCTAGGAATGACCTACATGGGCGCAAAGCGGACCTGTCACACACGCGGCATTGCGGGGCACAGGTAATGGACCAATGCCCAACTCGTCCCTTCCCTTTCCACCGGAGCACGAAAATCGCATCGATTTGCACGAGCTCTGTCGCGCCACTAGCCTGCGATATGCGCTCATCCAATCGGAGAAAAATGTGCTCGTTGCCTCTCGGATTCTTACGTATCTGGCATTAGCTTGTCTGGCTCTGGCATCGCCTGCCTATGCGAGGCATGATCAACCGGCATCCGCGACATTTTCCGAATGCAAGGACGCGCGTGCACACACAACACTGCAGAGAACCGAATGCGCGCGAATTGATGTGCCGCTGGACTATACCAAGCCGGACCTCGAAACGATTCAGTTGTTCGTCCGCAAGTTTCCCGCCCAGAGAGCCAGAAAGGGCCAGTTGTGGCTAGTCGCCGGCGGCCCGGGAGAATCCGGCGCTTCATTCTACCCGTTCATTGAGACTTTCCGAGCGGCTGCTCCTGGCTTCGATCTGATGATTCCCGATCATCGCGGGACGGGCTTCTCGACAAGACTCTGCCCGGAAGAAGAAAGCCCGTCGAGTGATGCGGGCACTGCTCTGGCCGGTGAGGAGTGGGCTACGTGCTTCGATGACCTCAATGCGAATGCGGGCCGGACCAGATCGTTCACTATCTCGAATGCCGCTCATGACCTTAAGCTCTTGATGTCTCGATTCGATTCCGGCGATAGCTCGTATCTCTACGGCGTCTCCTACGGCACCCAGCTCGTGCTGCGCATGTTGACCCTTGCGCCTCGAGGCGATCTCGACGGCGTCATTCTCGACTCTTTGGTTCCGCTTGAAAGCAACGATCAACTGGATTTAAGCCATCGGTCGGCCGTTACGGACCGCGTGGGCCGAAAAGTGCTGCGTCAGTGCGACCAAGTAGCTGATTGCAAGCGGTATTTCCCCGAGGGGGCCGAGCAGGCGGTCACTGAGCTTTTCCAGCGTGACGATATTGGGGATCTGGCTGGCCAAGATCTGAAATACCGGCTGTCTGCTTTGCTGGATTTTCCAGAAACTCGGGACATGCTTCCCAATGTGATAGCGGGATTACAGGCGGATAATCCCGCATGGCTGGACTATGCTATGGGTCGGTTGGCAGGCATCGGTTCCGTTCTCAAATCCTATCCGCAAAGCGGATCATCTATCCCGCTGGTAAACCTGATCAGCCGCTCCGAGAACAATGCCCGGCCGCAACTAACGGCTGAAATGATCAGAAACGAAACGGAGGGATATCTCTTCGCCAGTCCATTGCCATCACTTCTGCTCGCCGGAGGTATTCCGACCTACCAGCCAGATGCAAGCTTCGGGGGTATCCCTGAACGTATACCTCCGACGATTGTGCTTCACGGAACGCTCGACCCTAAGACCCCGCTTGACGGAGCGCGAGAGCATGTCACCGCACTGAAAGTGGCAGGGGACATCTCCCTGCTCCAGATCGAACAGGCACCTCATTTCGTCCTCATGACCGCGCCGGAAGAGTTCAAAGAGCTGACGAAGAGTTTTCTTGGCAGAGCGGACGGGCGGCGATCTAGCCCTTGAAAGCCATAGCTGAACGGCCGACAAAGGCGCGTTGCTGACCTGACTTTTTAGCCCAGGCGCGCCACAATGGCGATGCGGCCGCGTGGGCCTCCCGTGCCTATCCTGTCTCACCATCGCCGTGCCCAGAGCCTGCCCCATCCTCACGGCTCCCCTCGACCGATCGAACCCACCCATGCCTGCTGTCCGGCCGAGACCCCACACGCCGGGCTTGCCCCCACGCCTCGCCTCCACGCTTTTGGTGCGGATATTACGCAAGGGATCGCGGTTCTACGCACATTGCGATGTGCGATTAAGGCCGGATTTCTGCGGAAGGCGGGTCGTGTCCCGCGGGTTGGTGTAGGAACCGTCGATCTACGGCAGGATCGGGTTCAGGTCAGGCGGCCAGTGCTGGCAAGCTGACCATAGGATTATGGCTCACCGAGCCGAGAGTTTCCAGCGTCATGTAGCGGCGCGATACGGCCCACTCATCATTTTGCTCCAGCATGAGCGCTCCGACGAGACGAACGACGGCAGCGTCATTCGGAAATATGCCGATCACGTCCGCCCTTCGCTTGATCTCCTTGTTGACCCTTTCCAGCGGGTTGGTGGACGCGATCTGCGCCCAGTGATCCTTGGGGAAGGCCATGTAGGCGAGCACGTCTTCGCGTGATGCGTCCATCATGTCGACCAGCTTTGGAAACTTCTCGCGCAGGGCATGGGCAACCTGAGAAGTGGCTCGGTTTGTCTGAACAGCCTTTGACGTTTGATAAGTGGATCGTCTGCGGTTTGGTTGTTCAAGCTGGCGCCTGCGGGGCGTCATGGAGGTCGGGCGTAGCCCGGCCGGAGTGACGCCCCGCAAGTCGCGGCCAATTCACGCTGCCACGGCCTGTGGCAGATTGTCAAAGTAGGTTTGATCGGGCGTACGTCCGCCGAGGCTCGAGTGAGGTCTCCGGGCGTTGTAGAAGCCCAGGTATCGGCCGATCGAACTGCGCGCTTCGCTGACGCATGCGTCGGCGTGCAGGTAGACTTCCTCGTACTTCACCGAGCGCCACAGCCGCTCGACCACGACATTGTCGCGCCAGGCGCCGCGGCCGTCCATGCTGATGGCGATACCCTCGCGCCGCAGCACGCCGGTGAAG